TTACCGCTTCCATGCTGGCGTCAATTTGACTGGCAGCAATGGTGATGTGGTGTGGGCTGGCAATGCCTATGCCAAGTTTCCGATCGAGGCCGAGGGTTTTGAGTACAGCGGCAACGGCCAGTTGCCACGTCCAAAGATCCGGGTTTCCAACATCCTTGGCACCATTACGGCAATCATCCTGGCCACGCCATTGGAAGGCGCCAAGGTTTCGCGAATCCGCACGATGGCGCGGTATTTGGATGCTGTGAACTTTTCGGGTGGTGTCAACCCTTATGGGACACCGGACCCTACAGCAAGCTTTCCCGCTGAGGTTTACTACATCGACCGCAAGAGCGCTGAAACCCGCGACGTAGTGGAGTTTGAGCTTGCGGCTGCATTTGATTTGCAAGGCGTCAGGGCACCAAAGCGCCAGTGCATCAGCAATATCTGCCAGTGGGTCTACCGCTCAACTGAGTGCAGCTACACCGGCACCAGCTATTTCACCGAAAACGACGTGGCCACCACTTTGGCAAATGACGTGTGCGGCAAGAAATTGAGCAGCTGCAAAGCTCGGTTTGGTTCAACGGCGCAATTGCCTTTTGGCTCCTACCCAGGCGTGGGCACTTACTTCACATGAACGACGCCACCCGCGCCGCTGCACTGGAACACGCCAAGGCCGAAGACCCACGCGAATGCTGTGGTGTGGTGGTGGTGGTCAAGGGCCGTGAGCGTTACTGGCCCTGCCGCAACCTCAACACTGAGCCTAGCCAGTTTTTCACGATGGATCCCGACGACTTTGCCGCGGCTGAGGACGCCGGTGAGGTATTGGCTGTTTTCCATAGTCATCCAATATCACCGCCCACTCCCAGCCAGGCTGATCTGGTGGCCTGCGAAAAGTCAGGTTTGCCCTGGTTCATCGTCAACCCAAAGACCGAAGCATGGGCTGATTGCAAGCCGTCTGGCTTCAAAGCCCCGCTAATTGGCCGCGAATGGGTTTGGGGCGTGCAGGACTGCTGGACCCTGGTCCGCGACTATTACGCCGAGCAAGGCGTCACCCTGCCCGACTGGGAACGGCCGGCGACAGCTGCCGAGTTTGAGGCGGCACCGATGTTTGCCGACTGCTGGCGGGCGGCAGGATTTGAGCAAGTGTCAGAAACTGACATCCAACCTGGCGACGCGGTGCTTATGAACATTTCAGGCCAAGGCCTCAATCACGTTGGCATCTACCTTGGCGATCAGCTTCTGCTCCATCACATTCGCGGCCGGTTGTCTTCCCGAGATCTCTACGGCGGATGGCTTCAGAAGTGCAGCGGCTGGGTAGGAAGACTTACTATGGCGAAAGGCTAGGCGGTTCTATGCGCGAGATCAGGCTCTACGGGAAGCTGGCCAAGTTCATTGGCAAGCGTGTGTTCCGCGCTGATGTCGGTTCTGCTGCCGAAGCAGTGCGGTTTTTGTTGGCCAATTTTCCAAAGGCCGAAAAGCACATGGCCGACCAACACTACCGGGTGAGCATTGGTGAACGCGACCTGGAGCTTGATGAGATCCATTATCCTGCTGGGCAGCAGGTCATCAAGATCGTGCCGGTGGTGGCTGGCGCTGGATCCGTTGGGCGGATTTTGTTGGGCGCAGCGCTGATTGCGGTCGCATCCATTTTCACTTTGGGCACTCTGACAATTGGCGCCGCTGCAATTGGTCTCAATGGAGTGGTGTTTGGCCTTGGCGCCAGTCTGGTGCTTGGCGGCGTTGCTCAACTGCTGACCCCAGTTCCACAAACGCCAACCGGCTCAAATTCCAACAACGACCCTCGCAAGTCCTACAGCTTCAGTTCAATTCAAAACACCAGCCGCCAGGGCACGCCGGTTCCGGTCGTCTATGGCGAGACGATCGTTGGCTCGGTGGTAATCAGCGCCGGAATTGACATTGCGCAGGTGGCAGCATGAGCAACTTGATTCGAGGCGCAGGTGGTGGTGGTGATGGCTGCTTTCTTGGCCACACGCTTGTCGCAACACCAGTTGGCGGGCGGAGGATCGATGAACTGCAACCTGGCGATCAAGTCCTGAGCTTTGACGATCGCGGCACGATCAGCTCGGCAGCGGTGCTGAAAGTTCATGAGCACGAAGGCCAGCGCGTTGTGCGCTACACCCTTTGGGGTGGCTCAGTGCTGGATGCAACGCCCAATCATTGGGTGCTGAACCAGTTCAATGCGTTTGTCGAAATTGGCACTCTTGGCAATGACGACTGCCTGGTTGACGCCAACAACCATCTTCGGCCAATCGTCAGCAAAGAGGATCTGTGCGTTGGGACGGTCTATAACCTGACGGTTGAGGGGCACCACACCTTCATTGCTGGCGGAATCCGTGTCCACAATGCTGGCCTTGGTCTTGGCATCAGCGGTTCTGGTGGCGGCGGTGGCGGCGGCAAAGGCTCTGGCGGTGCAACGTCTCACACTCCAACCGAAGCACAGAACAGCCTGTTTTCTACGTCCTACGCCAAACTGGTTGATTTGATCAGTGAAGGCGAAATCTACGGGCTGAAGGACGGCCTGAAATCGATTTATGTAGAAAACACTCCCTTGCAAAATGCGGACGGGACATACAATTTTCAAAACGTTACCGTTTTTACCCGCACCGGCACGCAGTCACAGGCGTACATCCAAGGCTTTGATGATGTCGCCAATGAGGTATCGGTTGGCGTCAACGTTTTGCAAACCTCGCCTGTCATTCGCACAATCACCAACACTGGTGTAAATGCTGCACGGGTGACGATCACCGTGCCAAACCTACAAACCTATTCAGACAATGGCGACATTAACGGCGCAAGCGTTCAACTGCAAATCGCTGTTCAATACAACGGTGGCGGCTATACAACAGTTATTGACGACACAATCAGCGGTCGCACAAGTCAGCAATATCAGAAACAATATCTTGTAAATTTAAGTGGTGCATTTCCAGTAGACATCAAAGTAATTCGAGTTACGGAAGACAGTGGTAGCGCCAAACTTGCTGATGCGTTCAGTTGGACCAGTTACACAGAAGTCACCTACGCCAAGCTGGCCTATCCCAACTCGGCGCTGATCGGTGTTCGGATCAATGCTGAGCAATTTAACAGCATCCCCAACCGCGCCTATCGAATCCGTGGCATCAAAGTCAAAATTCCTAGCAACGGCACGGTCAACAGCACTACCGGCGCCATCAGCTACTCAGGCATTTGGGATGGTACGTTTGGTGCTGCGCAATGGACTTCGGATCCTGCCTGGTGCTTATGGGATCTGCTGACATCTACGCGCTACGGCTTCGGCAATCACATCGATACCACTCAGCTTGACAAATGGGCGTTTTATTCTGCGTCGCAATACTGCGGTGCCAGTGTGCCCGATGGCTTTGGCGGAACTGAGCCGCGCTTTAGCTGCAACGTCAACATCCAAACGGCTGACGATGCCTACAAGCTGATCAACGATATGGCGTCAGTGTTCCGGGCAATGCCCTACTGGAGCACCGGGGCACTTACTGTTGCGCAGGATAAACCATCAGATCCGGCTTACCTGTTCACTTACGCCAACGTTTCAGAGGAAGGTTTTAGCTATTCAGGGTCCAGCCTGAAGACCAGGCCAACTGTGGCAGTGGTTCAATACATGGATCTATCACTACGCAATATCGCCTATGAAGTTGTTGAAGATCAAAAGGCGATAAGCAAGTACGGCGTAATTAAAACGGAAATCACGGCATTTGCTTGTACCTCCAGAGGACAAGCGCATCGGATCGGTGAGTGGCTCCTTTATTCAAGCCAATATGAGACGGAGACCGTCACTTTTACGGCTTCGATTGATGCTGGTGTCATCGTCAGGCCCGGTCAGATCATCGAGATCAGCGATCCCGTCCGAGCTGGCGCAAGGCGCGGTGGTCGCATCCGATCAGCGACTACAACCGCAATCACGGTAGATGATGCAACTGGCCTGAGCGCCGTCAACACACCAACGTTGTCGGTGATCCTAAGCGATGGCACAGTGCAGACCCGTTCGGTCTCGTCGGTGGTCGGCAACGTCGTCACCGTAAGCTCAGCTTTCAGCTCGACGCCAAATGTCAACAGCGTTTGGATCTTTGAGAACACTACAATTCAAGCGACTACCTGGCGCGTCTTGGGCGTGCAAGAGCAAGATCAGTGCAAATATGCCATTACAGCGTTGGCCTATAACGCCAGCAAATATGACTACATTGAACGCGGTGCCACCCTGCAAGCTCGCACGGTTAGCAACCTCAATGCCGTCCCAGCCGCTCCAACTAATCTTAATCTGACTGAAGCTCTGTACAGTTATCAAAACCAAGTTCGATCCAAAATTATTATTAGCTGGAAGGGTGTTTCGGGCGTCAGTCAATATCTTGTCAAATGGCGAAAGGCCTTAGGCAACTGGACGACAGTCACGCGCCAGCAGCAGGACTACGAAATTCTCGATACTACACCTGGCCTGTTTGAGATTGTCGTTTACAGCTTAAGCGCAGGTGGGCAATCATCAATTTTTTCTGCGCCAGGTTCAATTAATGCACTAGGAAAAACCGCGCCGCCGCGCGATGTCACCAACTTCAGCTACGCCATCGATACCGATTTGGGCCTGCTGCTCACTTGGAGCCCGGTCTCAGACATCGATGTTGCTGGCTATGAAATCCGTCGCGGCACCAGCTGGTCGTCGGCAACTCTAGTCACCACCGTTACCGCCACCACCTATAAAATCGGCTACCTCGATGATGGCAACTACACATACTTGATTAAAGCAATCGACACGTCTGGCAGCTATAGCGTTAATGTTGCAAGCACTACGGTTACATTTAACTCAGCCGGTGCGCCAACCGTTGCAATCACGCAAAACGGCAGCAACGTCATCATTAACTGGACCGCAGTTGCTGGTTCGCTAGTCACTAAGTTTTATGAATTGCGATATGGCACCACTTATGCCACCGCATCGGTGCTCACAACCGTACAAAGCACCACTTTCACCGTGCGCGGAAACTGGACAGGTAGCCGCACATTCTGGGTCGCAGCCGTTGATCCTCGCGGACGCTATGGCACTGCTGCTTCGGCATCGTTCACAATCAACGCCCCACCACAGCCGTCAATCACCAGCACGATCACCGGCACCACCTTGATGCTGACGTGGGCAGCAGTCAAAGGGACGCTTGAAACGGCCTATTACGAAGTGCGTCGAGGTTCAACATTCTCTAGCGCCACATCGCTTGGCAAAGTCAACTCGACCAACTACGGTCTCACCGTCAACTGGGTCGGTGCCCAAACCTTCTGGGTCGTTGGCTATGACGTGAACGACACGATCGGCACCGAGGCCAGCAATACCGTCACGGTCACAATCCCAACCCAGCCCACCATCACCCAGCAGGTCATCGACAACAACGTGCTGCTGCGTTGGAACGATTGCACCCAAACTTTGCCGATTACCAGTTACGAAGTGCGGCGCGGAAGCACCTGGGCTGGTGGCACCGTGATCGGAACGAAACAAGGCCAGTTCACAACGGTTTTTGAAACAGCCTCAGGCTCGTACACCTATTGGCTGGCGGGCATCGACTCCGCTGGGAACTACGGCACGCCAGGCAGCGTCACGGCATTGGTCAACCAGCCGCCCGATTATGTGCTGAAATACAACCAAAACAGCACTTTCAGCGGCACCAAAACCAACATCGTCACCGATGTGGGTGGCCAGCTTGCAACGGTCAACACGACCGAAACCTGGCAGTCACACTTCACCAGCCGCAGCTGGACCACGCCACAAGATCAGATCAATGCAGGCTATTCCTACTTTGCGATGCCGTCGCAGACTTCCGGCAGCTACGAGGAGAGTTTTGACTTTGGCACCGTCCTAGCGGGCACAAAAGTCTCAGCAACGCTGACCAGCACCAGCGTCACCGGTAGCACCACGGTCACGCCAACAATCAGTGTGCGCAAGCTATCGACAGATGCTTGGACCAATTACGCCGGCCTTAGCGAGGTGTATGCGACCCAGTTCCAGTATTTCAAGGTCAAGTACGACTTTGCCAGTGCGGGCGGGGATGACCTGCTGTTACTGACTGGTTTGAACGTGCGGTTGGATTCCAAGCTCCGCAACGACTCCGGCAACGGCACCGCTAATTCGGGTGACAGCGGCGGAACAGTCGTGAATTTCAACCTGGCTTTCGTGGATGTGGATTCGATTTCTGTGACGCCATTGACTACCACGGCCGTCATTGCAGTCTATGATTTCACTGATGTCCCCAACCCCACAAGCTTCAAGGTGCTGCTGTTCAACACATCAGGCACGCGAGTGAGTGGGGCTTTCAGCTGGAGCGCTAGAGGCGTCTAATGGCAAACGCGAACTGGAGCAACCCACAGCTCACCAGCACCTACACGAACTTCGTGTCGGAGGTGAAAAACCGCGACGAAGACCTGGCGCTTCAGTTTGACGGGACCACCAGCACCAACATCCCAACCAACACCATCCGGTGGGACAGCACGGCCAACCGTTGGAAGAAATGGAACGGCACAAGCTGGGCGGAACTGACCAGCACCTATGCGCTGACGGGTCTGAGCACCACGGGTGCAGCATCGATCGGCACCACGTTGGGTGTGACGGGTGCGATCACCGGCAGCAGTACGGTCACCGGCACGGCCCTGATCCCATCGGGCAGCAGCGTGCCCGTCAATGGCATTTACCTGCCCAGTGCGAACAGCGTTGCGATTTCAACCAACAGCAATCAACGGCTTGCCATCGACAGCAGTGGGAACATTACTATCCCCAGCGGCAACGTTGGAGTTGGGACAGCAACAGCGCCAGGAAGCAACGGTAAAGGGATCGCACTTTACGATGCTAGTTTTCCAAGGTTGTCATTTAGGAATAGCACAACAGGCGATGCCAACACAGATGGCACCCAGATGTTAATGAATGGCAATAACTTTATTATTTCTAATGTTGAAAACGGCTATATATCTTTTGAGGCTAATAATGCTGAAAGATTGCGTATTACTTCATCCGGCGCGTTTAACTTTGTAGGTGCAGGAACGCCTGGCTTTTCGCAAGCAGTTAGCTTTAGCGGGTCGGCACCTAGTTATAGTTTAACTGTTGACAGCAGCGGCAACACTGGGATTGGGGTGACGCCGAGTGCTTGGGGCGGTGGCTATCGGGCAATTCAAATGACCGGCGGAGCGTCTCTTGGTAGCCATCCAACTGTGCCCGTAGCATATTTAAATGCAAATACTTATTACGATGGAACTGGAAATAAATATATTGCGTCCGGTTATTACGCTTCACGTTTTGTTTCGGATGGTAGCGCTGGTGGTTTTGCTTGGCAAATTGCACCAACCGGCACCGCAGGAAATGCCATTTCCTACACCCAGGCGATGACGTTGGATGCCAGTGGAAGGTTGGGGATTGGCATGACCCCTGCCTCTGGTACAGTTGTTGATATTTTGTCCACAAGCAATACGTCTTTAACGTCTGCTTTGCGAGTAAACAGTAATAACCTTGCAGTTAGCACTTCGCTTGCCTACGACGGTTTGGCAGGTACAGGGCAGGTTACTGTTCAGGCCGGCGCTTCAAGCGCGTTGATTTTTGGTTCAAATGCTGGAGAGAAGGCTCGTATTGATAGCAGCGGCAACGTTGGGATTGGGGGCGCACCGAATGCTTGGGGAGCAAACTTTAAAGGATTGCAACTTGCTCCCTGGACGACATTGTATGGCAACAATAATAACGGCTCTTTAGGTCTTTCCGTAAACTCCTATATTGCTGGATCTGGTGGGGGCACTTCAACGTATATCGGCACTGGCGCAGCTACTTCGTATGTTCAAAACGCTGGTAGTCATTATTGGTACAACGCCCCCTCCGGCACCGCAGGCACCGCCATCACCTTCACCCAGGCGATGACGCTTACCTCCGGCGGCTTCACCAAACACGCCGACGATGGCGCTTACATTGGCGCCAGCGCCAGTTACCACGAGTTTAACAGCTCGGTTAACAACGATGTCCTTAAGGTCCGTGCCACCAACGCCAGCTACACCTCTGCCTGCATAGCGACTTCAACCACTATTGCTGCTGGTACTGCTAGCTATTTCTTTTATGGCACCGCCAACGCCGTCAACACCTTCCAGGTACTCAACAACGGCAACGTCAAAAATACCAACAATAGCTACACCGCAATTTCAGACCAGAAGTTGAAAGAAAATATCACTGATGCCAAGTCGCAATGGGCAGACATCAAAGCCCTGCGCATCGTCAATTTCAAATTTAAAGAAGAAACCGGCCTCGAAACCTACAAGCAAATTGGTCTCATTGCTCAAGAGGTAGAAGCCATCAGCCCCGGCTTGGTGGATGAAACACCGGAGTTCAAAGAGGTTGAGGTTGAAACCGAAGTTGAAAAGACCCGGCCAAAGCTCGACGATGATGGGAAGCCGGTACTCGATGAAGATGGCAACGAGACCACCGAGACCTACACCGAAATCGAAACCAGCACTGAGCGCCAGCTCACTGGTGAAACCATCAAAGGCGTCAAATACTCAATTCTTTACATGAAAGCCATCAAGGCATTGCAAGAAGCGATGCAGCGTATCGAGCGACTTGAAGCTAAAGTCACCGCACTGGAGGCCAACTAATGCCCTGCACCAAGGAACAGCTCATTACCGCCATCAACAGTTACGCCGCTGCGCGTGCCACTGGCGATGGTCCGTTGGTTCAAATGGCCGCCGCAGTCCTGACACAAGCAGTGGACAGCCTAGAGTTCACTGAACCCGAGCCCGCATCCGAGGAAGATGGCGGTCAAGAGTAAGGTCGGCGCCGCCCGCGTTGATCACCAACCGGGCCGACCCAAAACCACCAGCCAGGGTCAAGGCCAAAACTCCCGCCCACGCCGTCGCGGTCGCAAGCCCCTCAGAGGGCAAGGCCGTTAGTGGACCAACAAACTCGGGCAAACTGGCAACGCATCAAGGACCACCTTGAAGCCGTGGGCCGCACCGATAACTGGTACTACCGCCGCGCCCTTGCCATCCTGGCCGGATCACCTGATCCTCTCGATAGACTGAATAAGTGATCAGCTCCTGCCATGGGCGGCGACCAGGAAAAAACTGTCGGTGAGCTGCTCACG